ATTGATTTGTAATTATTGTTAATCGATGTGTAAACTTATCTATAAAAAATGTATAATATTAAATATAAAGATGATAAAAAAATATATAAAATTAATGATATTAATCAATATATAACAAATTATAATAATATTGTTTGTATTGAGTGTGTAAATTGTAATTTATCTTCATTATGTGATTATCTTCCTCCAAATCTTCAAGAACTTGTTTGTTATAAAAATCAATTAAGATCATTGCCAAAACTACCTAAAACACTCAAAATTATTTCATGTCATAATAATAAATTGGTTGTATTACCAGAACTTCCAAATGGACTTCAAAAACTATATAGTAGTTTTAATCAATTAACTGAATTACCAAAACTTCCAAATGAACTCCAAATATTATGTTGTAATTTTAATCAATTAAATCAATTACCAAAACTTCCAAATAAATTAGAAGAACTTGATTGTAATCATAATAAAATATTTTCATTACCTAAACTTCCAGATTCACTTGAAATACTTATGTGTTTTTGTAATAGATTGACTTCATTACCAAAACTTCCAATTGAATTAAATAAATTAATGTGTGATTTTAATCAATTAAAATTATTACCTGAATTTTTGAATGATATTAATTATTATAGTATTATATGTGATTATAATGAATTTTATAAAACTATTGAATATAAATATCTAGATAAAATTATTTGTTCATTTTCAATATAAGATTATTTAATTTATATTGATTTCAATAATAATGAGTGTGTATAATATAATTAAATATGGAAGTGTAGGAATTGGTATTGGAACATTAGGATATAATTTGTATAAATATTATTATAATCCATATGATCCAAAAAATAATTATTATCAATATGTAAATTATAAATGGTTAAATAATACAAAAATACCGAGTGATTTCGCACAATATACTAATTTTCATAAATTAATGAATGACAATTATGATAAATTAAAAGGTATTGCGGAAATAATTCTGGTAATGTTGGTAAATTGTATAAGGCAAGTATGAATATTCCTGAAAAAAAATCGGAAACTATTAATCAGTTAATAAAAAGTATTAAAGAAATTACAACACATAAAGAATTAGAAACTAAATTAGGGTATTTATGGTCAAATTATGGAGTTAGTACATTTTTTTATATACTTTCAAATCCGGATGATAAAAATTCAAATTTATTAGTTCCAAATGTTGTTATGTGTGGATTAAATTTACCAGATAAAACGTATTATGATGAAAACCATAATATTCAAAAAGAAGCATATTTTAATTATGTGAATAATATTGGACAAGAATATGATTGTGTATTTAATGTTGATAATTTATGGAACTATGAAAAATTATTAGCGGAAAAACATTTAACACCAACTGAAAAAAGGGATCCAAAAATAGTATATAATAAAATGGAATGGAGTCAATTTATAAAATATTTTGGAAATTATTGTAATGGGTTAAATGAACTTTCTAAAATGGATTATGTGATTGTTGATAATATTGAATTATGTAAATTTTATCAAAATGATTTTAATAAAATAGATTTGAAAACGGTCAAAGAATATGTGATATTGAGGATAATTGATTTATTTGCGAAATATGATATACAAAAACAGAGAGATTTACATTTTGAATTTCATGATAAAATTTTATCTGGAATACAAAAACCAAAAGAATTATGGAAAAATGCCTTAAGCATTATTGACCAATTCATTGGTGATGAAATCGGAAAAATATATATTGAAAAATATTATCCAATTGAGAATCGAAAATATTTAGATAATATTGTTGGAATGATTAAAACTGAAATGAAAAATAGTATTAAAAATAACAATTGGATGGAAGAAGAAACAAAGAAAGAAGCATATAATAAATTGGAAAAGATGAAATTTGATTTTGGAAATCCTGAAGAATATCATAATTATGATTGATTATGGGAAAATAAAGATTATAATAATTTAATTGATATGGTGATTGATTTTTATAAATGGAACTGGATTAATAACAATGTTAATAAATTTTATACACCAGTAAATAATAAACTATGGGATATGTTTCCACATGTTGTTAATGCTTATTATGATACAAGTAAAAATAAAATGTGTTTTCCTGCTGGAATTTTACAACCACCTTTTTTCGATGTATCAAAGAATATTGGATATAATTTAGGGACAATTGGTATGATTATTGGACATGAAATGACACATTGATTTGATGACCAAGGGAGACAATATGACCAAGATGGAAATTTGCGTGATTGGTGGTCAAAACAAGATAGTGAAAATTTTAAAAATCATTCGGTTAAAGTTAAAAAACAATTTGAAGAATTTTATGTTCAAAATAAACCAGTAAATGGAGATTTAACAATGGGTGAAAATATTGCTGATATTGGAGGGTTAAGATTAGCATCTGAAGCATTAGTAAACTATTTGGATGAAAATAACATGAATATTAATGACAATTATCAATGGAAGTCATTTTTTGAAGGATTTGCCCAAGTATTTAGATCGATAAGGACACCAGAACTTGAATTAAAATATTTGGTTATTGACCCACATTCTCCTCCAGAGGCAAGAACAAATATATCACTAAAAAACAATCAACATTTTAAAAAATATATGAATTTGAAAGAAGGTGATGCTATGTATTTATCAAATGAAGATATGGTCTTGATTTGGTAAATTATTTTTGTTTAGTTTTTGTTTTTCTAGATTTAGTTGTTTTTTTAGATTTAGTTGTTTTTCTAGATTTAGTTGTTTTTCTAGATTTAGTTGTTTTTCTAGATGATTTTTGTTTAAGTGATTTTATGTATTTTTCTCCATCAATTGTGGAATTAGTAATTTTAATTAATTTTTGATTATGTGGTAAATGATTTTCGGATAATGATTGTTGAACAAGTTCTTTCTTCTCTCCGAATGTTAATGTTGGATTATCTTTTTTAATTAAATTTGTGAAATGTTTTCGTTCTCTATTTTTCTTTCCGTTTTCATTCATCATATTAATTGTATGTTGTTGATTATTTTCAGTTGAAATATCATTTACCCAATAATCATGATTATCAATTGTTTTGTCTTCTGGTTTTTTCCATATTAATTTTGGAACTGTTGTTCTTTTTTTAATTTGTGTTATCTTTTGATGTTGTTTTGGTGGAAAACTACCACCTGATAATTCTTGTTTAACATTTTTTGGAAGAAAATCAAATAATAATCTACTTTTATCCATACTCCCTCCTGTATTATTATTATTATTATTACCAAGTCCCATATGTTTTCTTATACTACCGCGTTTAGCGAAGAAAGACCGAGTGGCATTATTATGCATATTATAGTATTATCTTATTATTATCTTCGATAATTATTTTTAAAGATATTATTTTTTATAAAATGGTATAAGTTAGAAACATAGATTATTTTATCATTAGTCATAATAAATAATATAATAAATAGATATTAAATGGCATTAAAATTTGTTTCATGGGATATAGGTGTTAGAAATTTGGGTTTTGCTTTGCTTGAATATACACCAACAGATGAAGATAAATCAAGAAAGAAAGTAATAACTAAAAAAGATGAAATTGAAAACTTTTTTAAAAAAATTAAAATATTAGATTGGGGTGTTATTGATATATCACAATCAGTAGAAGAAGAAAATAATAATGGTGATAATAATTCAATAGAAAATAATACATTAATAAATAATAAAAAAACAAAAAAAGGTGTAAATGCTTTAATAAGAGATTTCGAAGAAGTTAAAATGGAAGAGGAAAATAAACAAAATAAAAAGAAAGAGATAGAAAATGCCTTTGGAATGATATTATGTCAATCATTAACAAGTAAAAAAGTAAAATGTAATAAACCTGTTGATTTTTTATTTAAAACAAATCTTCAAGCTGGTGTATGTAAATTACATAAAAGTAAATATTTATCAGAGGAATTAAAAGAAACTGGAGGAATTCTTGAATGTTCTCAATTTAGATTAACTAAAACACCATATGGAAAATTTATTAATGTTAAATGTAAAAATAAGGTATCATATACATTATTGAGTGATTTAAATGTAGGTTATTGTGATAAACATTATCAAATAGCAAGTAATAATAGTAATCAAAGTTTTATCAAAATAAAAGAAACTGATAAACCTTATGAAAAACTAAATAATAGTGATTTAATTTCAAAAGAAGAAGATAAAAAAGAATTAATTGAAAAAAAAGAGAAAAAAGTAAAAATAATGAAAATAAGTAGATTAATTTTGTTTAAAAATATGGCTGATAATCTAGATACTAAATATAAACATTTATGTGATGTTAATGAAGTTATTATTGAAAATCAACCCGTTTTAAAAAATCCTACAATGAAAACTATTCAAAGTTTTCTAGATTCATATTTCTTTTTCCATGGTTATCAAAGTGGAAAAATCAATGATATTAAATTATTTCCTGCTAGTAAAAAATTAAATGCTTATCAAAAGGATTTACCAGTTTCACAACAATTACAAATTGATAAAATAAATTCAAAATATCAAGCAACAAAAAAGAAGTCAATATTTTGTGTATCATTGATGTTAAAAGAAACACCTATAAATTATGAGTGGATTGAATTTTTTGAAAATCATAAAAAGAAGGATGATTTGGCGGATGCTTATATGATGGGAGTTTTTTATATAATGAAAAAATATAAAATAAGTCAATAAAAAATAAGTCAATAAAAAAAATAAATTTTTAATTTTTAATTTTTAATTTGCGTATAAGTTTAAATTAATTATTCTTAAAGAATACAAAATGAATACTATTGATTTAGATTTAGGTTCTGATGATTTTAAATCAATCGACTTAGATAATAATTTTACAACAAACTCTGGAAACTCTGTTAAGTTTGGAGGATTTACAAATTCTTCATCACCTACACCACAAAAATTTAATTCAAACCCACCAAGATTGGTTGTTCATGATAATTTATCATCCAAATCAAATAATATAGATATGGGAGCTGACATGCTTTTCAATCCAGATAAAATTAAAAAAAGACCATCAAGTCCAAGTGTAAATGATTCTTCATTTGGGAAAAGTTTATATACTGATATTGATAAACCATCATTTCCAAAAATGTCGAGTCCATCATTTCAAGAAAGCAAACATGATAATTTTTTTGATGATGTTAAATCATTTGATGTTGATACAAATTCAGGAATTAAACCACCAACAGATTTTAATTTTGATGATTTTAATTCTAATAAAGGTAATTTATTCGATACACCTACAGAAACGTATTCACAACCAATGACAAATGTTAAACAGAAAACAGAGGAAGAAATACAAAATGAAAAATTTGAATTACTTCTAAAGTTAGATAGAATTAAAGAAAAGAAGGGTATTGTCGTTTCAAGAAACTATACAATGGCTTCCCCTCTAGAAGATATTAAACAAGAATATGAAAAATTAGTTTATATAAAACGTCTTGATAATTGGACGAAACAATGTAAACGTGGATTATTATTTTGTGTTAATGGTATTGAAATGTTAAATAATAAATATGATCCATTTGATATTGATTTGGATGGATGGGGAGATGAAATTTATGCTGACCAAGATGAATATGATGATGTTTTTGAAGAATTATATGATAAATATAAGGGAAAAGGAACAATGGCACCTGAAATAAAACTGTTATTAGGATTGAGTGGTAGTGCTTTTGCTTTTGCGATGAAGAAATCTGTTTTCAATCGTGCTGTTCCGGGGATGGATGAAGTCATGAGACAAAATCCAGATGTTCTTAAAAACTTCTTCCAAGGACAACAACCACAACAAACACAACAACAATCAAATAATCGTCGTCCAGACATGAGGGAACCAGATAATGTTGATGATATAATTGACAGATTATCTAGAGCAACAACATCAGAAGAAGTAAACAATATTAATGTTGGAAGAGGAGGTCGTGATATTTCAATGGATTTATAAAAACATTTTTTTTATGAATTATTCTAGATGTAAAAAATTATATTGAATACTTTTTTTCTTGAAAAAATATAAGTATATTATATGCCACGTAATAAATTAAATAATCTAATTAAAGAAACACAACAACCAATTATAATGAATCAAACACAACCACAAATCAGTCAAATTAGTGGAGAAATAAATCAATCTGGTGGTGTATTAGGTTTATTAGATAATAATATTAATTGGATTCAATCAAGTAAATATTTTGCTGGATTAATGATGCTTTTATTAAATTTAGGTTCAAAATATATTTCAATTGATATTACTCCATTACAAGAGAGTGTTTTGGGTAGTAAAATATTTAGACGTTTTATGGTGTTTGTTGTTTTCTTTGTAGCCACTAGAGATATAAAAGTTAGTTTAATTTCAACATGTGTATTTATAATTTTATTTATGGGTATTTTCAATGAAGACAGTTCATATTGTTTGATACCAAATTCAAAAAATAAAAAACCAATAACTCGTGATGAATATTATTTAGCTAAAGATATTGTTGATAAATATAATCGTGAAAATACTTTTTAGAAAAAAGTATCAGCAAATACTTTTTAGAAAAAAGTATCGGCAAATACTTTTTAGAAAAAAGTATCGGCAAAAACATTTTTTCAGTTGCCTCCGGCACTGATTTTCATTCTAGAATTATTTTTTTAGAATTATTTTTTAGAATTATATTCTAGATGTAATTTTTATTTTTATTTTTTTTAAGGTTTTTCAAATGAATAATTTTTATTTGAATGGTATTTCGTGGGCATAATTTTATAGTTGCCTTCGGCACTACAAATCCCACCCACTGGGACCAAAGGGAATATAATTTTAAGAAGGATTAATTAAATGTACTAATAATTTGATTACTATTATATAAAGATTATTAATCGTAATAATATGTAAAGTATTATTATTAAAAAATATCATATGTATAGTTAATTATTATATTAATATTTTATACGTTATGTAATTCTAATTAAAATTATAATTGTTTATGAATATCACATAATAAATTATATTCCCTTCGGTCCCGGTGGGATTTGTAGTGTAATTATTTTTGCCGATACTTTTTTTAAAAAGTATGGAGGCAACTATAAAATTATGCCCACGAAATACCATTCAAATAAAAATTATTCATTTGAAAAACCTTAAAAAAATAAAAATAAAAATTACATCTAGAATATCATCCAAATAAAAATATTAAAAAATAATTCTAGAATGAAAATCAGTGCCGGAGGCAACTGAAAAAATGTTTTTGCCGATACTTTTTTCTAAAAAGTATGGAGGTAACTGAAAAAATGTGTTTCTAAAAAGTATCTTTAGTTATTTAGTGGATAAAATAATGTTCCAGTTGTATTAACTTGATTTCCATTATAAGTATCACAATTCGCAAGGGGTTTTCCATATGGATAATCATTTGAAGGGTCAGATTTCATATCATATCTACATCCAGCTTGATCATATCCCCATTTATCTAAACAATATGAATTTTTAGCCAATGGAACTTCTGAATCTTTAGGAGCATTAACAAAAGTTTCAATAAATTTTTTACTATTATTTCCACTTCCACAACCACATCCAAAACCTTCTTCAATATCTTCACTTGGTAATTCTTGATTATCAATATCATCATCTAACATTGGTTTTTCATCATCATCTAAGATTGGTTTTTTATTTTCGGTCTTATCAATTGGAACACATACTTCTTGTTCTTCACTATTTTCAGGGTTTATCATAGTTTTAAGCATTTGTCCTTCAGCACATTTTTTTTCTGTTTCTTCTTTATAAGGTGGTGATGTAATAGTTATTGATGGTTCATCATCATCTGTTTTTGATTCAATTTCATCTTCAAAATCTTCATCATAAATAGAATCAAATCCTTCGGTTAAAGATTTACCATTAAATTTAATAATTAACATAGCTACCAAAACACACAATAAAATACCAACATGTAAATCATAATATGAAACTAATATAGCGAAGGCAACTAAGACTATTTTAGTTAAATAATCATTAAGTATTAATTTTAATTCTCTTGGTAATTTAATGTGATTTGGAAGTAAAGCGATTAAAACAATTATACCAAATAAAAGTATTGTCTTTGTGTCCATAGAAAATCTTTTTATATTATAATATAAAAAGATTTATTTTTTTAAAAATGTATTCTGAAAAACCACAAAATAATAATTATCAATACATATCAAAATATATTAAAAATAAATGGATATATTTTAAAAATAGACTTTATAAGGCATATCATAAACATTGGAAAATATTATTATTGATTATATTATTTTATTTTCTTTTAGTTGGATTAAAAACACAAAATTTAAGTAATATTATACAATCTGGTGGTGATGTCAAATCATCATCAATGTCCGATTACGACAAAAATTCACTCAAACAACAAACAGAAAGTGCGGTGGAAAAAGTTTTAGACTCATTAACCCCGACAGAATCAAAACAATCAGGTGATTCATTAACAAAATCAAATATTAAAAAAACTGTATCTTCTATAACTAAAAATGAAAAAACAACAACAGCTCCAAATTTACTTAAATTTTTAAGTGAAACATCTCAAACAAAAACGGAAAATCCAATACGAGAATTAACAACATATATCCCCGGCTATCAACAAAAAAAAGCATCAAAAATTGCTATTAAAGCCTTAATGTCCCCAGTTGAAACAACATCAACAGCTTTATGGTTCATTTTAACAAATCTAATAACCATAATTGTAATAATAATTATATTAATATTAATTACATCATTTCCAGTAATTATATATGCTTTTATATTATAT